TTCTGATTGATGAGGCATCTGGTGTGGACGATATTATCTTTGAGGTTGGTGAAGGTGCTATGTCTACAGAGGGTGCCAAGACTGTTATGACGGGCAACCCGACCCGTACATCTGGATATTTCTACGAAGCCTTCAACAAGATGAGAGAGAGATGGTTTACCATGAAGGTGGCCTCTGCTGATAGCAGTCAGGTCAGCGACAATTTCATAGATGATATGAAAATGAAGTATGGGGAGGACAGCAACATCTATCGTGTGCGTGTTTTGGGCGAATGGCCTGAAGCCGATGACGATGTGGTCGTTCCGTTGCATCTCTTGCAAGCTGCCTCAGAGCGTGAACAAGAAGCCGCAGAAACAACAACGGTTGTTTGGGGCTTGGACGTTGCACGTTTTGGCACCGATAAAACTGCTCTGTGTAAGCGTAAGGGAAATGTCGTGACTGAGCCAGTCAAGACATGGCGCAACAAAGACCTAATGGAGATATGTGGGATTATACTGAATGAATATGAAACGACTAGGTGGAGTGATAGGCCATCCGAAATACTTGTTGACAGTATCGGTCTTGGTGCTGGTGTTGTTGACCGCCTTATGGAACTTGATTTACCTGTGCGTGGGATTAACGTCGCTGAGTCCCCCGCGATGGGTGACAGATACGGACGCTTACGCGATGAGTTGTGGTTTCTCGCAAAAGAATGGTTTGAAGCCCGTGAGTGTACAATACCAAAACAAGACGAATTGATTGATGACCTGTCAAAGCCACGTTTCAAGTTTACATCAAATGGCAAGCTGAAGGTTGAAAGCAAAGATGAGATGAAAAGGCGTGGTCTAAACTCTCCCGACCTTGCAGACAGTTTTTGCCTGACGTTTGCAACTCGTGCTAGTATTGCCAAGAGTGGCGGCGCACATAAATGGAATAGGCCGCTAAACTATGGTTCAGCAAAGTGGGTAGTGTAATGGATGAGTACATCGAAATGGGTGGCGAAGAGTTTGAAGCCATCGTTACGCTACTTGAAGAGTTGAGTGACTCAGGGGTCGAATGGGATGACCTTTTGAACCTAACCTTGCTTGCGTCAGCCTATTGTGGTCAAATGGCAGAAATGTCGCCTGAAGAGTATTTGCAGATTATAAGCTCTATCAGAGTGACAGATGATGGAATTTACGGGGAAGCCTGATGGCTAAGAAAACAGTAGTAGTTTTTGAGCCGCGCACACCTACGCGCCGTAGACACAAAAAACGCGGTCTGCATATACGCAAAAAGCTCGGCCCGAAACATCACATGAGGATTCGCTGATGGCTATTGTTTACCGTGGTGAGCGTTTTGCTGGTTACAACAAACCGAAGCGTACTCCAAAGCATCCCAAAAAGAGTCATGCTGTGCTGGCAAAGGAAGGCGACAAGGTTCGCCTAATACGTTTTGGTCAGCAGGGTGTGAAGGGTGCTGGTAAAAATCCGAAGACAGCAAAAGAAAAAGCGCGTAGAAAGAGCTATTATGCTCGTCACAATGCACAAGGTAAGCCTACAAGCAAGCTGAGTGCAAAATACTGGTCACACAAAGTAAAATGGTAGGAGTTAGGTATGCCAGATTATATGTACAAAACTAGCAATTCTAAAAAGAAAGATAAGAAAAAGGGCAAAAAGGTAGCAAGAAAAACTACAAGAAAGCGGAGAGCGTAATGGCTAAGGGAGTTGCACACTATTTTCGAGATGGCACTCGTCATACTGGTGGTATGCACAAGATGCCCAATGGAGAACTCCACAGTGGGGCGCGGCATACTGCATCAAGCAAAAAGCTCTATCACTATGCAGACCTTTCTGAAACTGCTAAGAAGAAAGCAAGGAAGCGTTCTTAATGTATGTTACTATTTACACAAGGAACCGTGCTGCTGAGAAAGAGGCTGCACTGAAAGCTCAAAAGGCTGCTGAAGAGGCTACTCCTAAAAAGCGTGGTCGCCCACGCAAACAGAGAAAGACAGACAAATGATTTGCCCACACTGCGGATATCCAAACCCTAATGGTTATCACGGAAATTGTAAGTCTTGTCGTAAGCCCTTGCAGGTTGAGCCTGTTGTTGAAACAAAACCAAAGGCCAAGTCAGAGCCTAAACCAAAACCAAAACCAAAATCAAAACCGAAGAGCAAAAAAGCCAAAGTATCTAAGAAGGCATAGTCATGGCTAAAATGAACGACATTGAGTTTCAGGCGATTGTTCGCAATGAGATTGAACAGGCACTAGGACACTACGATACGGAATATTCGCAAGACCGTATTGATGCGATGGACTACTATCTGGGTGAGCCATTTGGTAATGAGCAGACTGACCGCTCTCAAGTCGTTAGCACAGAAGTATCTGACACGATTGAACACATCATGCCATCTCTCATGCGTATTTTTACGCAGTCTGATGACTATGTGCGTTTTGTCCCGCACGGCCCCGAAGATGTTGCCATTGCCGAGCAAGCCAGTGATTACTGCAACTGGATTATCAACAATGACAATCGCGGTTTTGAAATCATGCACAACTGGTTCAAGGATTCTCTTATCCTGAAACTTGGTGTTGTGAAGTTCTATTGGGATGAAATCGTAGATGTTGAGACAGAGGAGTACGAAGGTCTTAACATGGACGAGCTAACTATCTTGGTTGCAGACCCAGAGGTTGAGGTTGTCAGTCAGGATGAGCGCACCATCGGTGAAGACCTAGAAACACCAGAAGGTATCGTTATCCCTGCCCCTGTTATTTATGATGTAAAAATCAAACGCACAAAGAACACTGGCAGTGTGCGTATTGAGAACATACCGCCAGAAGAGTTTTTGATTGGCAACAGAGCCAAGTCCCTTGAGGATGCTAGTTTTGTTGCTCACCGTTCAGCCATGACTGTCAGCGACCTTGTGTCGATGGGCTATGACCGTGACGAGATTGAGCAGTATGCTGGCTATACAGACCTAGATATTTCTGAAGAGCGCACATCTCGCTTTGAAGACCTAGAGTCAAACTCAGCTACTGATAGCAACGACCCGACCATGCGTCACGTTCTTGTGACCGAATGTTATATTCGTTCTGATTATGATGGTGATGGTGTTGCCGAGTTCCGCAGAGTTCTTACTGTGGGCAACGGATATCACATTCTTGAGAACGAAGAGTTTGACCATATACCGTTTGCTGTCTTGTCTCCGATTCTTATGCCGCACAGAGCCATTGGTCGCTCTGTAGCAGAGCTTGTCATGGATGTGCAGCTTATCAAGTCTACGCTTATGCGCCAGTTGCTTGATAATATTTACAACACAAATAACGCCCGTGTTGTTGCTGTTGAAGGTCAGGTAAACCTAGACGACCTACTTACTAACAGGCCGGGCGGGATAGTTAGAACCCGCACTGCTGGTGCTGTTCAGCCGTTGCAGGTTCCAGAAGTGTCTTCATCTGTGTTCCCTGCTCTGAACTATATGGACAGTGTTCGTGAGCAGCGTACAGGTATTAGCAAGCAATCAATGGGTTTGGATGCAGATGCGCTGCAATCAACAACCGCTACTGCTGTTGCTGCCATGCAAGCTGCCTCTCAGGGCAAGATTGAAATGATTGCCCGTGTATTTGCAGAAACTGGTGTGCGTAGTCTTTTCCGTGGCATTTTGCACCTAGTTACTAAGTATCAAAACAAAGAAAAGATTATTCGTTTGCGTAATCAGTTTGTGCCGATGAATCCTCGTGAGTGGGAAAGTGCCTATGATGTACAAATCAACGTAGGCTTGGGCACAGCGCAGCGTGACCAGCAGGTTGCGTTCCTGTCTCAGATTGCTCAAAAACAAGAGCAAGTTCTTATGCAGATGGGGTTGAACAACCCAATGGTTAGCTTATCTCAGTATCGCAATACGCTTGCCAAGATTGCAGAACTTTCTGGCTTCAAGGATGCTTCTCAGTTCTTTGCACCTGCCGAGCAGATTGAGGCCACACTTATGCAACAAGTACAGGCCGCTCAACAAGCTGGGCCGCAGCAAGACCCTGCTTTGGCTGCTGAAATGCAGAAAATGCAAGCCGAGTTGCAGATGGAGCAACAGAAAATGGAGATGGAGTTCCAGCTTAAACGCGAGAAGATGGCTGCTGAACTTGAACTTCGTCGCCAAGAACTTGAGTTT